AGTAGGTGTTAATGGATTTAGAGCATTTAGAGCAGAGTGGTGGGAACATCCTGACAGAGATGACAAATGGAAAGCAGAGGAAATAGGACGTATTGGTGAAGATAGATTTAGACGTGAGCATGGCCTGGAGTTCTTAATTTATGACGAAACACTTATTAATGCTTCTACGCTATTAGATTTAGAATTTAGAGATCCTGTTTTTAAACAAGGGCAAGTACGTTGGTTTAAACGACCCGAAAAAGATAAAACGTATGTCATTAGTTTAGATCCTAGTTTAGGTACTGGTGGAGACTATAGTGCTATACAAGTATACGAGTTACCTTCACTAGAACAAGTAGGCGAGTGGCAACACAACAAAACACCTATCCCACAACAAATTAAATTACTACAACAAATCACACAGTATCTAGCAGAAACTGTTGATAAGAATAACATATATTATAGCATTGAGAACAATACAATTGGCGAAGCCGCACTTATTAGCATTGCTGAAGTAGGTGAGGAAAATATACCAGGAACGTTCCTAACTGAATCAAAAAGCCATGGCAATTCACGACGTTTTAGAAAAGGGTTTAATACTACTGCACGTAATAAACTAGCGGCATGTGCTAAACTTAAGAGCCTAATAGAAAGTAAAAAACTCAAAGTACACAGCAAAAACTTAATTAGTGAACTAAAAACATTCGTAGCACATGGTGGCAGTTATGCCGCTAAGACCGGAGAGACTGATGATTTGGTTATGAGTCTTGTCTTAATTACACGTATGATGCAGGGCTTGCAAGCATACGACGCTAACTTAGACACAGCCATGAGAGACCACTCAGACAGTCTGGTAGAACCTATGCCATTTGTGATCTTCTAGCATAAATACAAACATGAGCGAAATTGAACCCATAGCACAAGGATTATACGACAAGTTGAAGAACAGATTTGGCGATATTGCTATATCTGACGAATCAGCCAGGCCTACTAGTGACGTAGAGCAAGGACGTTTCTTTAACTTTGATTATAAGATCGGCAATACTAACTACGGCAACGTAACTATTAGTATTAATGATGGCGAGAGTCTTAAAGTATTCTTTAATAGACGTATTAGTAAGAAGATGGATGAAGAAGACCGTCCAACATGGTATAAGTTTTTAAAGGCTCTGCGTAGTTTTTCACGTAGAAACATGCTAAGGTTTGATACAAGAGATATTACAAGAAAAGCATTAACAAAAAAAGAGATTAAAGATATGGCCACCAACGTAGACGTTTACAACAGATCAGAACTTGATCAAATACAAACTAACGAAAGTAAGTTGTACGGGAGTACCAAGAGTAGTTACCAAAAACTTGATGCAAAAGAAGGACAAAATCCTGTTAAGATTATCGTTAGACACGCAAAGAAAGTTGATGAAGAAAAGCATGGCGCAAGAGCAAGAAACATCTCAGCAATATTTGTAGAGACAAAAGCCGGCGAAAGATTTAAATTACCATTTACTAAACTAGTAGGTGCAAGAGCTATGGCTAGACACTTAATGAACGGTGGCGGTGTTGGCGATGACTTAGGCACACATATTGTAGAACTAGTTGAAGAAATGGCAGACTTAGGACAGTTTGTTAGACTAATGAAAAACAAACCTTGGGAAAACAGCGAGACTAAAGAAATGATGGAAGCCGCAGTTGAACGCTACCAGGGTGTAAGAGCCACGCTCAATAGTTTAACAGGACCAAAAGGTTATGCTAAGTTTATAGAAGCATTCGAGCCTGAAGTAAAACAATTAGATGATTTTGATGCAGATACTCTTAAAGAAAAATTTATACAAAAGAGCTTCCCAGAAAAGTTAGAGTCTGCATTACCACACGTATATAGTGCGCACAAAACATGGAGTAAAAATATGTCGGAGCAGTTACAACAAGTACATGAATTTGTACGCACAGATGAGTCTGTAGAATTCGGTAGAACATACGGCAACAAGGCTTACTTTGAATCATTAAGTTTTGTTGATACAAAAGCACTGTTAAGAACAGTACTAGAACAAGTATCAGAACAATCAGACGGAGCAATAAAAGAGTTTGCAACAAAATGGGCATCTCGAATTGACACACTAGAAGAGCATGTTGATGAATCTTTAAAAGAAGAATATGGTATGGCTGTACAACTTGCCAAGCAGTACATTAAAGGTGTCAAATCGATCAAGGAAAGCCAGCCAGTAGTACAACAAGATGCTGAAGAATATCAAGACGTTGCATTTGAGTCTGATGAATATGCAGACTGGGCAGACAGTATGGTTGAAGACAATGAAGTTGACGAAGATGCAATACGTGAACTTGTGTTATATATTGAGAACGATGGTCAACTATACCAACAACAAGGCGAGCCTATCATGCGTAACCTTTCACGCAAGTGGGACAAAGGTATATACGATCATGACAAAGCAAAAACATTATGGAAGTATTATGCAGATACTGGTGCTAAGAAGTACGGCAAAGAACATGGTGCCAATGATGGCTTTAACATGTTTACACCAGCAGTACGTAGAGCAGTTGCAAGCGAACTAGCAGATAACTGGCATGAAGAACTTAAGGCTGGTAACAAAATGGAAGGTGTTACAGAAGCAGGCGATACAACACCACACGAAAAGTTACAAAAACTAGTTGGGCAACATTTTCCTGTAGGGCAAGACGGTAGTAATGCTATTACCGCACTGCAAGGTATCATAGATGATGAAGGACTTAATGCTGAACTACAAAAGATGGCAGACGAAAAAGGTCCTGACACTTGCGGTAGACCAGCAGTACACAAGTACTTGTCAGACGTAAATCCAGAGTTATTAAAGTTATTAAACTTTGGTGACATGACAATGGAAACACTAGGAGGTGATGCTAGTGAGGACTTTATTGATTCAGTAATTGACAACAAGAAAAAGAAGCACGGCGAAACAACAGCAGAAGATATTAAAAGATTAAGCGGAATTAAGTAGTAAATTTAACCGTTTAGCATTGACTAGATAAATAAAATTGCGTACACTACTAACGTGGTGTATGCATTAAGGCATACATTAAGGCAAATTTATTAAGGAGAAATACATTATGGCAACATCATTGGCTGATATTAGAGCAAGACTGCAACAACAAGAAACACGATCAAGTGGTAGTTCAAGTGGAGGTGGCGACAATGCTATCTTTGCACACTGGAACATAAAAGAAGGTGAGACCGCAACTATCAGGTTCCTTCCTGATGGAGATACTAAAAACGATTTTTTCTGGGCAGAACGTGCTATGATCCGTTTACCTTTCCAGGGTATTAAAGGACAAGCAGACAGCAAACCCGTGCAGGTACAAGTACCCTGTGTTGAGATGTGGGGAGAATCCTGTCCTATTCTAGCAGAAGTTAGAACATGGTTTAAAGACAAGAGTCTTGAAGACATGGGTCGTAAGTACTGGAAGAAGCGTAGTTACTTGTTTCAAGGTTTTGTTAAAGAGAATCCAATGCAGGAAGATACAACACCTGAAAACCCAATTCGCAGATTTGTAATTAGTCCACAAATCTTTAACTTGATTAAGTCAGCGTTACTTGACCCAGACATGGTTGAGTTGCCAACTGACTATACACAAGGTTTAGACTTCAGAGTAGTTAAAACTACAAAAGGTGGTTACAGTGACTACTCTACAAGTAATTGGGCAAGGCGAGAGTCTGCACTTACATCAACAGAAACAGCGGCTATAGAACAATATGGTTTATTCAATCTAGCAGACTTCTTGCCCAAACGTCCTGACGAGACAGCTCTTAAAGTTATGAAAGAGATGTTTGAAGCATCAGTAGACGGTCAACCCTATGATGTAGAAAAATGGGGAAGTTACTTTAGACCAGCAGGCGTTCAAATTGCTAACGCACAACCTAGAGAAAGTGCGCCAGCACCACAACCTGTGGCACAGCCTGCTCCTACACCAGTACCAACAGTAGAAGCAACCCCTGAGCCTGTAGCAGAGGCGGCACCTGCAGAAGCAACTGCTCCTGTAGAAGATGCAAAACCAAGTAGCCAGAGAGCAGAAGACATTTTGGCTATGATTAGAAACAGACAGAAGCAATAGAAACCTCCTAGTAGTAAGTAGTTAGAAGTGGGTACCCAGGTGGGTACCTGCTTTAATACTACACTCAATATGCTTACACAATTAGATTACGAATTATTTCCAGATAATCCTGAGGTATATAAACTGCCGTCAGGCGAACTTGTGGCTAAAATATTAAAAAATGCATCTAGCAGTTTGGATAAACAGGGTTACGAGTTAGCAACGATTGAGGAAATATCACAAGCAAGGACAATTATAGCATATTGGCGAGAACCAATGGCGAGATTTAAAAGCGGAGTAAGTACGTTTGTACAGCAAACTGGTATTAGAGTTGAAGATGCAGTGCGTTACTTATTTTTAAACAGGCATTATGCTCCACAGTTTTATGCTTTACTGAACTTGCATCGTTTTATGAAAAAGTCAGCCTGTTTTGTTTTTAAAAACATAGATACTATTGGAGAGATTACAGATTTTCACGAAGTACCTTATCAATATATGATGGATGTACCCGCAACATATAAGGCACACTTCTATATGACATGCGACAAAATGGTATGGGAAAGTTACTTAGGTGAGAAAGTACACTTCAATGAACTTGTACGTGTACTAAAAGTTAACTATGAGTACTACTATCAAGAAGTTTTTGAGCATAGCAAAAGAATACATGAAAGCATTTAAAGAGCTAGAGTGTCACAGTATAATCCATATACAGCAAGAAGTAATGGAGCATCTTGCACACTACACATTAGAAGAAGGATGGAATGATATAGATGAGGCTACTTGTCTACGTAGTTGTCCTACTCTAATGAATTGGCTAGTCAAGGATCTTAAACTACATCCTAGGGACATTGCTTGTACATATCTTACTAGACACTTAGACTTACACGTAGATGCAAAACCTGTAGTTGCCAAATTAAACTTCCCAATACAAAACTGTGTTGGTAACATTAACTATTGGTATAATGAAGACATCAGTTACAAACGATTAAAATTAGATGACTTTGGTAGAGAAGTACCTGACTTACAAGGTTGGGCACCAAACTCAGACATAATTACACACAAGTTCTTTACTAAACCAATAGTATTCAATAGCCAAATACCACACGGTGTTAAGATTGCGTATGGACCACGCATTGTTTTAAGCATAACATTTTTTAACGAGCCTATACATGAACTGTACGAGATTTAGACATTTTGCAAGATTAAATCCAGATGGCACCGTTAGTCGTTGTGGGCATATGGTTAGACCACCACGCTTTAACTCATTTAATGAAATGAATGCAAGTGAGTGGAATCAAAACTTAAAAGACTGGCCTGACGAATGTATTAGATGTCGTGTTAGCGAAAATGAAGGCAAAGAAAGTATTAGACAGTTTAGTGAAAAACAACACGAAGAATTATATAATATCCGCAAGGACTATCTTATAATAGGTGGAGTATTAGACAATGTGTGCAACAGTGCCTGTCAGCATTGCAACCCACACTTAAGTACCAAGTTTGGTGCTATTGCCAATAAAAAGATAGCAGTAGATAACGCAGACAAATTCTACGACTTTCCGCAAGAGCGTATTGTAAAGTTAGATATAAATGGCGGAGAGCCTACAGCAAGTCCTAACTATAAAAAACTGTTAGAGTACTTGCCACCTAACATACGTTATGTGAGAATAAACACCAACGGTAGCCTTAAAATAGATCCTAAACCTTTGCTTAAACGTGGTATAGATGTTACAATAACAATGAGCTTGGATGGCATAGACAAAGTACATGATTATTTACGTTGGCCCGTTACTTGGAAAACATGGCTAAAGACTTTTAACTATTACAAACGTTTTAAAAATGACAACTTTCATTTAGATTTATGGTCTACCATAAGTGCATTAAACATTGGAGACTTCAATAACATAAAACAATTTGTAAAAAGTAAAAAAGTAAATTGGGCATGGGCGTTTTTAGAAACACCAGATGTATTAAGTGTAAGACACACAAACTTTTTAACAGAGCCACACAAGGAATTGTTTGAGAATGTTGTGGGTACTGAACAAGATAACAGCCATAAACTCACAGGGTGGATGCTGTTTCAAGATACTATTCGAAAAATTAACTACAAGGACTACTTATGAAAATAGCAATTACAGGTGGAACTAACGGTATTGGTCGAGCCATAGTAAATCATTATGTTAAAAAAGGACACACAGTATTAGATTACAGTAAACGTAACGGATGGAACATTCAACATCACAATCGTATAGCAGAACGTGTAGCACAAGCAGATTGGTTCTTTAATAATGCACAACAAGGTTATGCACAAACAGAACTGCTGTTTGATGTATATGAACACTGGCGAGACAAACCAGGTAAAAAGATTATAAACATCAGCAGTATGATGGCTGGTATGCCAGTTAGTTGTTTAGAAGGTTACGACATGCTAAAGTACCATCATCAAAAACGCACACTGGAGTCAGCAGTGGAAGTATTACGTAACAACTTAACT